CGATTGTTAGATCACCTGCCTCGGCGCCCGAGCGCACCGCGCGCGAGTCGTCGCGCCTCGCGGCGCTTGCGCAGTAGCGGAATGATCCTCCATGCAAGCGCACCGTCAAGGCCCTTCATCGGGAGGAGGTTGAATATGACAGTGATGCAGCTGTAGTAACCCAGAATCAGAACCACCGGAGCGAGGAGTCCAAGGGAACGATGCCATAGAGAATCGAGAATGAGCAGGGGCACGGCAACGGAAAGCTGCGCGGCAATGCCACCCCAAGCGATTAGAGAACGCTCCCACCGACTCTCAGGCGCCTGATACTCGCAACGACCGTGAACGGCAGCCAGCCAGATGCCCTCGACGCTGTAGCTAAAGTGCCGCGCGACGGCCGCGTGTCCCCATTCATGTAGAAGGGTCACTCCCAGAAAGGACATCAGGGTAACGGTGGCGAACGCCGGGCTTTCAGTGGCCGCCAAGGCCACGGCCGCTATTACGATGATAACGGACAGATGAACGTACAGTCTGGCGCCAAACCAGCGTGAGCGGCCTAACGAGTACCAATAGCGCATGAGCTTGGGAGCAGGTGATCTAACTTGTTTTATCCGTCACTCCAAGTGACAGATAACAGGATAACGCCGTCAGGTGCCGGATAACACCACGGGTAACTTATTGAGGCGGTAGGGCTACTTCGCGCATAAGCCTATCGAACGCCTCGCGCTCTTCCAGAATCCTCGCCCCCTCGCGATGGAGCCGCTGAAGCGCCTCGGCAGGCAGTGCCTCGAAGCGTTTGGCGATCTCGGCCCGGATCTCTGCGGCGATTGCCTGCAGGTGAGGCGCGCTGCTGGGCGCGATGACCTCGACGACGGGTCGTCGTGCCGTCACGAGAGCTTGAGCACTTCCAGCTCGCGTTGCATGCGTGCGCGGGTCGTCGGGCCCGCCGACGCAGAAGTGCGGCTGCCCTTCCCGATCGCATGCCCAAGAGCGGCCCCCAGATTCGGCGCGAGTGCGTCGACCATGCCTACGCGCAGCGCTTCACGTCCGAAGCACGTGCGGCCCTGCCCGAAATTGGCGTTGACCGTGGATGTACTCACGCGACGACCGCGCGCCAGAGCTGCTACGAACTCGCCATGCAGAACATCGATCTGCCGCTGCTGATGGGCCCGCGCATCCGCCGTGAGCGGCACCAAAGGCGACAGCTCGCCCTTGGACGTGCTGCTCGCGATGATGGTCGGCTTGATACCCTCGTTCGCCAACTGCTGCGAGTAGTCCAGGTGCACCGCAATCACGCCGACGCTGCCGATCTCAGCGCTCGGCTGGGCAACAAGGCGACTCGCCTGCGATCCCAGCCAGAACGCCGCTGACGCGCACAGACCCGTCGCGTAGGCGACGATCGGCTTGACGGCGCGAGCGGCGTAGATCTCGTCCGCCGTCTCGGGCAGCCCGCTCGTCGTGCCGCCGGGCGAGTCGATGTACAGCAGCACCGTGTCGGTCGAGGGGTCGGCGAGCGCAGCCTGCAGTTGCGTGGAAATGCTCTGGTAGTCAGACCATCCCATGAGATCGGACAAGAAGTTCGGTCGCTGACTCAGCGGCCCCAGGACCGGGATAACGCCGGTCCGTGCTGGCTGCGGTGTCGATGCACCACTGCGTCGAGCCCCTGCGGACAGCAGACCCTTCGTCAGCATGGCATGGTGCGCGCGGATCGACTCAAGGCCCTGCGGCGCAATCGCCATGCGGGGGGAAAGCAGGGAAGACATGTCAGCGTTCATAGGACTCTCCTTGCACCCGCCGCAGGGTCACCGCCGCCCGTGAACAAGACCCAACTCTCGGCGGCGACCCTGCAGTCGGTATTACGCGGAACGCGCCGCGTCGATCGCGGCGTCAGCCTGCCGGTCGGGATATTCGGCGAGGCGCAGCTCAAGCACGCCTGCGCGGGATGCGTACTCGTGCTCAGCGTGGTCGATCTCGGCGATGAGCGCGGCCAATGCCGCCCTCGCCTCGACCCAGTTCTGCTCGGCAGCCGCGACCGCCTCGCGGTACGCGGGAATCTTCGCCTCGGTCGCCGCCTTCGTGGCGTCGCGCTTCGCCTTCTCGGCCCGCACGAACTCGCGCACATGCTTGCGGCTCTCGATGCGCTCGGCAAGCGATGCCTCGCGTTGATGATTGTGCAGCGCTTCGCGGTGCTCGTAGGTCTTCTGATGCTCGTTCAAGTCAATATCCTTCCCAGTTCAACTCGTCGGGTAAATCGGCTCACGCGGCACGGTACGGGATGCCGTGCTCGATCTCGTCGAGCTTCGCCACCACGCTGTCGGGTGAGAGCGCCTCCAACTTCAGCAGCTCGGCTGACTTCACCGCAGTCAAGAGCCCGTCCATGTACTTGCCCTTCTGCACGTGCGCCGTGATCTTCGTCGACGGATCGGGTGCGAACTGACCGCCTGCGCCGCGAGCAGCATCGTGCTCGGCTAGCATCCGCTGAACGAACGCCTCGATGCGGCGATCGGCGCTCGCTTCTAGCACGGCGTTGATGGTCGCGACGCGCGCTTCGAGCCCCAGCGCGTGATTCTGCAGGGCGACCTGAGCCTGGGAGCTTGCCATCTTCGCCGCCTCGTAAGCCTTGCGCGCCTCGTCTTCGGTCCGCATGCGCGCCTGCAAGTCGGACACGAGTTGCTGCCGCTCGGACTCAGCCCGGCTCTTGGCGCGCTCGCGCTGGTCGACCAGATCGGCGCGCGCCTTCAGCTGCGCCGCGAGTGCCTCACCTGCGAAACGCTGACCCATCGTGCTTTCACGGAACCACGCGAGCAGGTCGCCATTCGACACGTCACCGATCGCCGCTGCCGCGCCAGCGCGCTGAAGCGCTGCGTCGACTTCGCGCTTCACCATTTTCGCCGCTGCATTCATCTTGGGTCCTTCGTGTCTACCGGAAGCTGATTGCCCGCAGTTAAGCACGCGAGGCGCGCATGATGTGATGCGCGCGCAGCAAGAAGTCGTCGGATCTGCGAGGTCGACAGTTCGAAGCGCTGTGAGAGCTGATCGGGTGTGGCACCGAGCGCCCTCACGTGTTCGATTCTGTCCGCGAGCTTGAGGGACTGCCACCGACGAGGATCGCGGTCGCCGTCGCGATGCTCGACCAGCTCGATCATCGCCGCCAGCACCGCCGAGAGCGTGTCCTCGATCAGCTTCGGGTCGGCGCAACCGCTCGCGGCAGCTTCTGCGAGCTGGGCGACCTGCGCGTACAGCGCGCGAAGGTCGGGATGTGGGTCGGGGCTGCTCACTGCGGTGCGCGGGGCTGGTGGGGATGCCGGCGGCGCGGAGCACTTCCGACTTTGACTTCCCAGCGATGGGAAGTGAAACCGCTGCACGGCCGCTCGGCGCGGTCGGCAGCGCCGCGCTTATCTCGCCGATGCGCACGTCGGCGAGAAGCCGCTGCCGCCTGCTGGAAACGTGACGACTCATGCTTGTCGAGGCCGAGAGCGTCGAGCGAAACGGTCGCAGCATGTGACCGTTTCTCGGGGCGTCCACCAGTCTCGCGCTCGCCGCTCTGCGCCATGTCCTTGAGCAGCTCGCCGCAGCGGCGGATCAGCCGCCTGTTCACGTCGGCTGCACCGGGCGGATTTCGCAGTCGGTCGTCGCGCGGATCTCGGCGACCTCGGCCACCGAGAAGCCGGTCTTCGCCGCCACGGACTCGTTATCGTAGCCGCTCGCGATAAGCCGGGCGGCGTGCTCGCGCATGAGTGCATCGTCGAGCACGTCGGCGTCCATGAACAGCGGGAGCACCCGGCGGACGGTCATGTCGGCTTCGCCCCTGCGCGTTCGGGCAATAGCAAGCGGCGGCGTTCGCGCATCGGGACGAAACAATGCCCGAGCATGCGGTAAAGCGTGAGCAGCGTAGTGCGATCCGCGACCTCGTGCTGCCGTAGCGATCGCCAACACCACAGGTGCGTCGCGATCATCGCTACGAAAGGGCGGTCGGTAGCGCGCAGCACGTCCGGGCATGCCGCCGCCACATCGCGCCAAGCCTGCTGCTGCTCGGGCGTAAGCGTATTGGGCGGCTCGCCGAGCGGCGGCCCGGGACGCTGCGCGATCAGGAGCCGCTGCCCACGGCGAAGGTTATTCTTCATCGGGCGGCAGTTCCTTCAGGTCGGCAAAGCGATTCGACGTCGCCGCCTGCGGCGGCAGCTTGATGCGCGGTCGGGCGGCAGGCGAAAAACCGAGCTGCTCGCTCGATCTCAGCATGATGGTCGCCTGCCGATTCACGATGGCAAGATACGGCGACTGGATCGGAAGCCCGGTCACCGGTGCGCGGATGACCGAGCCGTACCGGTTGACCCTCTCGGTCGCGTCACGGTGCAGCGACTCGGCGACTACCCACACCGCGAACACGCCGCGATCGAGCTTCTTCAGCAGGCCCGCAGGCGCGTGCTCGATGGCATAGCGCCACCCGGCCTGCTGCGATTCGTTCATCCAGTCGGGCGGCTCGATGAGGTCACCGACGGGCTTGGGCTCGTCCTGGTTCACCCGGTCGGGTCGTGCACCTTCGAGCAAACGTAGATGGGTCGGTCGTGGTTTTCGGCCTTTCATCGCTACTCTCTCGACGTTTTGGGGCCCGTGGCGGTCATTTGGGTACCCCCTGAGTTACATAGAGCCGTAGGAATATGGAGCTGCACGCCCGATAGCGAGGCGGACGCGCTCAGGGACTGGACCCCCATTGGGGGGGTGTGCTGCTCGCCAGCACGCGCTGCGCGCAGACGCGCGTGCATCACGCTCCACTCGAACGCCGTGACCTCGAACGTCAGCCACGTGCCGCTCTTCGTGAGCCGAGCAACCGATCGCGTGTGCCCGCAGTAGACGCCCGTCAAGCGCTGCACGTCGGCGACCCACGCTGCCCAACACGCCGGGCAGATCGCAGCAGGGCGAGCCCCTGACGCAGCCACGTCGGCGGTATCGACGTCCGCTCGGTCGGTCATGGCGCTCGTGGTCCCAGAATCCGCCGTACCTGCTCGACGCTGAGCCGCGTAGCCTGCGCGATCGAGTACTCGGACCAGCCCGTCGTTGCCATGCGCCGAATGGCAGCCGCCTGCTGCTCGCGGCTGAGCGCCACGAAATTCTGCAACTCGGGTGCGATGTGCGCGCTGTGCTCAGGCACGACGTTGCTCCCGCGACTTGAAGTACGCGATGCGGCGCGACTGTTCCCACCTACGCGTCGTCGTGCTTGGCATCGCGGGCGGCGTCAGCCGGAACTCGTTCGGCGGCCAGTGCCCGAACTTCTCCCGGAAGCTGTACGCCGCCCAGCCGGGCTTGTGACGCCTCTCGGCGGCAATCCCGAGCAGCTCGGCGTACCACTGCAGCCGATCCTGCTCCTCGGGCGGCAGGTGCGCGCCGATCTCGATCAGCTCGCCGTCGAGGGTGACGATCTGCTTGCCGACCGGCGTCAGGCAATATCCGCACTCGGGGCACACCCGCGAGCCCGCGAACACCGCCGCGCACTCGGGGCAGTCGATCATCTTCAGCTCGTTGGGCTTGCGGGCGGTCTGGACCGGCGTCGTGAGTGCCATCGCGCCGTCGAGCGTCCAGGCGCGCGGGTCAGCAGCGAAGCCGTGCCGATGCACACACCCGGAATGATCGAGCACAAGGCAGTCGCTCTTGCCATCGGCGGGGCGCAGCCCGCGCCCGACCATCTGCAAGTACAACATCAGGCTGCGCGTCGGGCGCGCCAACACCACGCACGACAGCTCGGGCAGGTCGAAGCCGTAGCTCGCCAAAAAACAGTTGCACAGCACCTGCGTGCGCCCGGTGCGGAAGCGCTCGAAGATCTCATCGCGCATCGCCTGCTCGGTCCCGGCGTCGACGTGCTCGGCAGCGACGCCCGCGCGCGTGAACTCGGTGGCGAGCGCGACCGAGTGCGCGATCGAGCTGGCGAACACGACGGTTCGGCGGTCGGCGGCGTGGCGCAGCGAATGAGCGACGATGTCGCCGACGAGCTTGGGCTGGTTGACGGCAGCCTCCAGCTCGCCTGCGTGGTAGTCGCCCGCCACGACGCGCACCCGCTGCAGGTCAGGTTCCGAGACCGAGAGGTAGCGCGCCGGGACAAGGAAGCCCTCACGGGTGAGATCGGCGACGGTTGTCGGCTCGATGATCTGCTGGTAGACCAGCCCCAGGGCGCGCCCGTCCTTGCGGGTCGGCGTAGCGGTCAGGCCGACGCGCAGCGCATCCGGCCAGTGCGAGAGCAGCGCCGTGCGAGCGGCGGTAATCGACAAGTGCGCCTCGTCGACGATGACCAGCTCGAAGCTCGGCAGGGCGATCCGCTTGCGGCGCACGAGCCGGGACTGCAACGTGTCGAGGCTCGCCACCTGCACGCGGGCGAACAGGTCCTGGCGGTCCTCGCATCCTGCCAACAGCAGCCCATGTGCGACACCAATGCGGGCAAGCTGTCGCGACGCTTGTGTGACCAGCTCGCGGCGGGGCGCTAAGAACAGCGCCCGCTCACCGCGTGCCACAGTGCGCCGGATCAGCTCGGCGGCGACCACGGTCTTGCCCGCGCCCGTGGGCAACACGAGCAGCAAGGCGTGCAGCCCGGCGGCGACGACCGTATCGAGCAGCTCGAGCGCGCGGTGCTGGTAGTGGCGCAGACTCAACATGGCGTGCGCCCCAGCAAAGCGTCGTTCCAGTCCTTGTGCGGCGGCGCGGGCACGCGCAGCTCGACGGTCACGCGACCCTGCAGCCGTTCCATCAGGCGAGCAGCCGCGACCACGCCCGGCTGGTCGGCGTCGGCGAACACGATGAGCTTGCGCACGCTCTTCGGCGGCTCGAACTTCGAGAGCAAGGCGGTGTTGAGCGCCGCCCACACCGGCAGCTCGTGCAGTCTCATCGCGCTGAGCGCCGTCTCGATCCCTTCGGCGATGCCGAGCGTGTCGCCGGTGACGGGCACCAAGCGCACGGCGCAGCCGGTGCGCCCCGTCATGCCCGACAAGATCTTGCGCGGCTCGTGCGTCGCGAGCTTGCGCCCGGCGTCCAGGTAGGTGACGTGCACGGTGACCAGCTCGCCCGCGATGTCAACGACGGGTGCCACGAGGGCGGAATAGCGCCCCACCCGTTGCTTCGCGTCCCAGTACTCGGCACCCGCGTGAGCACGCAGCGTGCAGTCGTTCGGCAACGGCCAAACGCCGCGTGTGTTCAGGTAGGCGACGACGCAAGGCACCTGCGAGGGCTCGCAACTGTTGCGCAGCAGGTCGCGCACGCGCGCCGTGGGTATCGCGCGAACTTCTGGCGTCGCGGTTTGAGCTGGGGCGCGGATGGGTGCCGGGCTGCTCGTCGTCGTGTCGGCCGACATCCCGGCCACCGCCGCGACGCGGGCGATCGTCGTCGGGAAATCCCAGCCGAAGAGCCGCCGCAGCAGCTCGAAGCCGTCGCCAGCCTTGTCGCACTGGCGGCAATACCAATCGCCGCGCCCCTTGCGATTGTCGTAGACGTAGCGATCGGTACCGCCACACGTCGGGCACGGCCCTGGTTTCCCGCGACCCCGCAGGAATTCATCGCCGACGCCGAGCTGCCGCAGGGTCTCGGTCCAGCCCGACGGACCCAAGCGAGCATGAACATCAGCAGCATCGAAGCGAGCGCAGTTCATACGGCACCGTGCCCGCTGCCGGTGCAGCCTGAACCATAGGTATTACCTATCTCAGTAGGGAGATCTCCCTCTTCGTTGGGGTCTGTCTGTTCTTTGGCGGTGGTGCTGGTGATGGAGGCGACTCGCAAACCCGTCGCACCGCCGTCGCGATGCGATCGCACTGCGATCTCACTGCGATCGCCCCAACGCTTACTGTTGCCGAGCTTTCCCGCCCGGCTTTTCTTGGCGAACGCCTCAAGTGCTTGCCGGCGGTGCTCTTCCATCCGTGCGTTCTGTCGCCCGCCGTCGACCTTCGGGAACTTCGGCGCGACGACCGGCCAGCCGACTTTCCACTCATTGCGCGAAGCGCCCGCGATCATGCGCAACTGCTCGGGATGATCAGGCAGGAATCCCGGTGAGCTGCCGCCTTTATCCCACTGCGCATCGAGCAGCTCGCGGTAGATTCCCCGCGCGGTGAGCGACCAGCCGCGCGTCGAGCTGGCGAAGTCGCGCGGATACCACGGCAGGCGGGCGAACTGCGGGTCGCTCATGGCGCGCCCTCATCGACCGCGATGAGCGTGCTGTACTTCGAGTAAGTGTGGATGCAGTTCGCGCAGATCGGCGTGCGGGAAAGAATCCCGCAGGTGTGGCAGACGCGCGTTATGATGTCGGCGGTGTTCCCGCTGTTGATTGCGCCGCCCTGGAGATCGCCGACAAGCTGCTCTCCAGGCGCGGCGTTGTACGCGCGCACTACTTAGTCGCCTGCTCGGCGGCGGCGAGGGTCTCGGGACGCCAACCGGTCTTGCCGCCGAGATTCACGTCGCGGGGCGGCAGCCGCCCGCTCTTTTCCCAGCGCCAGCGCGTGGGTGCGCTGATCCCGTAACGGGCCTCACAGCCTTTCGACCAGATGACAGCCGTTCCGCCCAATGGGGCGCGTTTCGCGCGCCCCGCGTGTGCTTTTCCTGATGTATTCGACCGCATCGTGCCTCTCGTTCACGCCCATGAAATGGGATGAACGCGATGCTATGCGGGAAATGCCTACGGGCCCGCCGGGCCCGTACAGACTATTTCTTGAGCGGTGGGAGTCTGCCTTCGCGCAGCAGCTTGTCTATCCGCCGCGCCTTGCGGTCACCCAGCGGGCGTTTGGCACGCTTGTAGCGCTTGACGCGTTCCGGTGCTGAAAGGCCGCCCAACTGCGACGCGGCGCGCGTTTGCCATTCGGTGAAGTCTGCAAGGGCGGCGTCATCGGCGGCTTGGGCGCGTGCGTCGTTCGCCGTAGCGCTTCGTTGCTGATGCAGCTCAAGCGATGCAAACAAGACGCCCATCCGATCAGCACCCACGTCAGCCATGAATCGGGCCCAGATTGCAGAGAGCGCGTCGGCATGTTCGGACGCTTCCGCACGATCCATGTTGCTGGGGTCTGATAGGCGTAGCAGCTTCGCGATGTTCTCGGCGGTCTGCCGAAAACTCGTCGCCGCGTCAAATTCCGTCGCCCACTTGCCTCGCTCAGACTCAAGGAGTTTCGCCACATATCGCTCAAGGTGCGGCAGCAATTCTCGCTCAATCGCAGCAGCGACTGCCGCTCGGTGCCCACGGGGTACGGGGTCGTGGGCTCGCGCAACAAGGTCTACAGCATGATCGAGCTTCCCGGGGTCGAAGAGCGCCTCGATCATCTCGGCGTCGGCAGCCGTGAATGCGCCAAGTCTCTTCGCTCGGGTCACGAGGTCAGACTCGTAAGATGCGCAGCCCATTTTTCAAGCGCATCCCGCTTGTCGTCGAGATATTCGTGGCGGTCGTAGGTGCCGGGAATGCGATCTTGCGCGTGATTGAGCACGCGCTCGGCGATGTGCGGTGCGACCTTGAGGCGTGCGAGCCCGGTACGGCAAGTACGGCGTAGATCGTGCAGGGTGAAGGCCTCAATACCTTGCTTCTTGAATCGCTTGAGGCACTTCGCGACCCCGCGCGTGAGCTGCTTTGGTTCGATGGGGCCGGTGTCCTCAGCGTTCGGTACGACCCATCGCGAGCCTTTCGCGAGCCCACGCAGCGCTTGCAGCTCTCGCACCGCCCACGCGCTCAAGGGTACGACGTGACCGCGCCCGGCTTTCGCGTTCTCATCGGGAATCGTCCATGTGAGCGCGTCGAGATCGACGTGCGACCACCGCGCAAGGGCGAGTTCACCCCGGCGCTGACCGGTTAGCAGCAGGAGCGTGATGACGTGTGAGAGCCGCTCGTAGCGGGTACATGCCGTCGGCTTGGCGAGATAGGCCTTTAGCTCGCCATCCGCGAGCACCCGGCTGCGCGCCTTCTCCTTGCCGCCCGGGCGATATAAGAGCTTGACGGGCGAATCATCGACGATGGTTCTGTGGATGGCGAACTTGAACATTTGACCGAGTAGGGCAGCGGTCCGATTCGCCATCACACGGCTGCCACGCTCGACGATGCCATCGAGCAACGTGACGACCTCACGCGGCTTGATGGTCCGCGCATCGCGGCCGGTCCATTCCGGCAGCACGTCTTTCGAGAGAATCGCTTCGGCATACTCTGGGCGCTTGCGGGTCGGGCGCAGGTGGCGCTCGATGAATTCCGACACCATATGATCGACGCTGTGCGCGTCATCTGCCCTTACAGGTGCGGACGGCAACAGGGCCGGCGCGGGGCGCGGATTTCGGCGAGGTCGCGCACGCTCTGGGTCGATGCCCTTGCTTGCAAGTTCGCGGTAGTGCCGGGCCTGACCGCGTGCTGCATCGAGGCTGGTCTCAGGAAGATGACCGAGCACGATGCGCTTCTCGACGCCCGAGAATTTGTAGCGCAAAACCCAGCTTCGGCTCGGCTTGCCGTTGAGCTTCTTGCGCACGAGCAACTGCAGGCCGAGCTGGGCGGGATCGGTGTACGGCGATGGGCGCGGGAGTAGGGCGGCGACGTGAGTCGCGGTCCATCGAACGGCTCGACGGCGGCCGGTATTGGCGGTAGTTTCAAGACCCCTTGCTGCTTTCGACATGTGCCCACCCCGTACATTCTGTATCCGCTTTGTATCCACTTGGCCCAAAATAGCATGAAACGGGGTGCAGGGGCTTGGTGCGGTTAAACGTCTTTTAAGTCAGCATGTTACCGATTAATGCAGTTTCACGATATTTCATGGCGTTGCAGCATAAAACTGCATGGGGTGCAAGGGGTCCCGAGTTCAAATCTCGGCGCTCCGACCAACCGCGACGGGAAGTGGAATTACTCGCTTTGGGACACTAAGGGAGCGGGC